CTAATACTATGTAAATATTCTTTTACTAATTCTAAATCTGGATTTTTTATATCTGTTGGCAAATCTAGGTTACTTAAATACGTTAAAAATTTTTTTCCTTTTAAACCACTACCTTGATAATCTATTGCATAAGATACTTCTTTATCTGTAAAATATTTTTTTAAATTTTCTATTGATATAGGTACTGTTGTTTCAATTATTTTCATTATCTTCTACCTCGTGAACTGTGGCAAGAACTATGACAGCTTGTGTGGCAAACATCTATTGTTGTAGTCACAGTATTACTTCTTAGAGTTGTATATTCTGTAGCCAAATTACCAAAATAAGTTTCTAAATTAGAAGATGATATAGTTTGTGTAGCATCTACATTTGCACTATTAATTGCACCTAATGTTTGTCTATTACTAGTGGCCATATGAGCAACGTTTGTTGCATCAAAAATAACTCCACTTCCTAAAAGATTTTTTATTGCTCTTTGTAATCTAATATTTGTATATAAAGCAGTTTCAGTTTCTAATACTGTTTTTATTGTACTAGCGGTAATAGCATTTCCTGCGCTACCTATTGTTGCACCTGTCGCTGTAACTGTTGCACCGGCCGTTGTACCAGCATATGTTGCATCTGGCATTTCTGCAAAAGGTTTACTGTCTGTACCGTAAACAATACCTGTGTTAGCAACGTCAGTTACTAGGTCTTTAAATCTATCCACTATATTTTGTGGTGTAACTGGATTAGTTAATGTTACCATATTGTATATTTTTCTTTAACTCTTTCATTAAACTCTTTGGTGCGCCACATATATCTCCTTGCCAAGCAAGTTGGTGGCAATCACCTCCACAAAACTCAAAAACTTCACAAGAAAAACATATAGGGTTTCTTGCACGTTCACAAGCGATGTTTTCTATTCGCACAGGACTATTTATAACACTTTTAATATCGTCTTTTATGTGTCCAAATTGAAATTCTGGAGCTGAATTTGGACAACCTGATATAGTACCATCTGCATTTATTGTAAATATTTTTTGTTCACAATCTCTACAAAAAGTACCACCTTTTAAAAAACCTGTTTCAAATTTACTATATATTACTTCTAAAGTATCATTACCAAACCAATCTCTACAATTAAATTCTTCAGACTGGTGGTGCATTTTCAAAAACCACTTATCTTGTTCTATATTATCAGGAAATATTTCAGGATGTAATTTTGCATTTCCGTTACCTGTTAATCTTTCAAAGGACACTTCTTGTACACCCAATTGTTTTACCCATTTTAATAATTCAATGGGTTCCATAGCAATAGTATCTTTTGTTACACTGATAAATAATCGAATCGTTGCACCTTTAGACAACAAATCTTTTACATTTTTTTCCCACAAATTATATTGGCCAGCTGTTTCAAATCTAATTTTAGGATCCCAACTTGTTCCTATACGATTGTTTAATGTGTATTTTATAAAATCATAATGCTCTTGTTTTAATTTCAATACTAAATTTGTCGTAATACCAAATGACCTGTTCTGCCATAAATCTTTACATTCATCATATAATTTTTGCATATGAGATACTGGTGCTAAAAATGGTTCTCCACCATGAAACTCAAAATGAATTGAATCATCTTTATCGTTAAAATAATTTCTAAATCTTTTTACAAAATCAACAGTTTTAAAAGGATCAAAGTAAATCTTTTTACCATTTATACCACTTGTGAAACAATGTTTACAGTTAAGTTGACAAGTTTCTGTAGTTTTTATATAAAACATCCATCTCATTGTGTATATCCTATACTTAAAGCCCAAGTAAATGGTAAACTATCAACTTTATGTTTTGCTCCTTTAGGTATTGATATAGATTGTCCTTCTTCTATTAAAATAGGATAGTTTTCCGTATATATTTTTTTACTACCTTTTATAACACATAACAGCACATCTATGTCGTCTGTATGTTCAGGAAAAGAAAAACCACCAAACTGATTGTAAAAGAGATGAACATTTTTTGTTTTAAAATTTAAATTATAGTCTTTTAACAATTGAAGATGATAGTTATTATCTTCTAATCCTTCAATTTTTATGTGTGGAATAGTTTTATATGTTTTTATCCAATCACCGTAAGTCATTTGTTCTTTAACTCTATAGTCGTTACCTTTTTTATCTATGTAGATTATTTGATTATTTTCGTATCTTGTGAAGGATATTAATTCATCATTTAAAGCATTAATCATACTGTAATATTTATTACAGTGGAATTATAGTATAATTGCCTCAATAAGGCCGTTTTCATTATCTTCTAACGCTATTGCAAATACTCTATTAAACTCCACACTAATCGTTGTTGCAAAACCTCCGTTGCCTGCAACTAACTCATCACCTTTTTTAATTGGTCCTACAACTTTTACTTTAACACGGCCTTTTAGTGCTATTGGTTGGCCTGTACCTTGTGCGTTCATTAAAAAAGCAGGTCTATCAGATATAACACCTACTACTCTATTACCTACAAAACATTCAGTAACTTCTTTATTACCACCTACCATAACAACTGTGCCTACATCATAAAGTTTATCTGTTTCATAAATTTCGGCTAAATCGGCATATTGTGCTTGTGTAGCTGTCGTTGAAAGAACGTTAGTTGAAGGATTATAAGTTAAACTTGTGTCAGTTTTTAATGCCTGATTACCTGTTGCGGTACCAGCAAACGTTAAAAAATTTGCGGCATTAGTTGAGTTATCAGCAGTCAAACTAAGTGTAGAAGCAATAGATGCAGTTCCAGTTATATTTGAAGCAATTAAAGTATTTACTGTTACCGTATCTCCTGATAAATTTAATTTTGTAGCTCTTATAGTTGTATCGGCAATATCTTCATTTATAATTGTACCGTTGGCAATCATTGTACTTGTAACTGTGCCTGTGTCGCCTGTAGTTATAATTGTGCCTGTAATATTTGGTATAGTAATTGTTCTATCAGCTGTAGGATCCACAACTGTTAAAGTTGTTTCAAAGTTATCAACTGTAGAACCTTCAAATATAATATTACCTGAAGTTAAAATTAATTCTGTACCTTGTATTGAACTTGAACTAGTAATCGTACTTGTAAATAATCCTGTTGTTCCTGAAATTCCTGACCCTGCTATGGTTCCTGATGATACAATTGAAGAGGCATTTATAACTCCAATTACACTTAAAGGATCATTTATTGTAACTAAAGAAGTGTTTGTTGATCTAATTGTATTACTACTAATTTCAATAGTACCTAATGTATGTGTTGAACCATTAGCTGTAATATTGCCAGGTATAGTTATATTATTTGTTAGTGATATTGTTAGGGTATCGGTTGCACTTACAACAGCATTTATTTGATTTGCAGTACCTAATACGTTTAAAGTTTGACCTGCACCTATACTTTGAATAGTTGAACTTGAATCTTTAATTACCCAGCCTGCAGCAGAAAAAGCAACATTAGCTATTTCTATAACCGCACCCATTACGGACGTAGCTGAAAGACCAGCACCAGCAAGTGTAGCAGGATCGCCAAAATCAGTTTGAGTTAAAGTATTTAACTTAACTCGCATCTGTTCTAGTGTATCAGTAGTATTGATTATTGTAAATGCCATTGTTTATTTTTTAATTACCTCTTTTAATAATTCTTTTATTTCAAACAATTCTTGTTTTAAAATATTTATTTCTTTTATTGTATTTCTTATTTGGTCGCCTTGTTGTTCACGTGATTTAATTCTATTCATATATATTTGGTATTCGTTTTTGTTTGTATTTACAATAGCGTTTGACCTAATATCTCTTTCAAGTGAACTATGACCTTCAACTTTAATTTTCATATTATGCTGCTAAAGCTATTCCTCTTAAATCCCTAATAATAGGAGGGTAAGAAGAACTGCTACCTTTCATAACTATTTTAATTTGAAATGCTGTAAACTCATTTAAACCTGTATCTGAATATTTGTATTCTTTAAAAACACTTGAATTTTCTGCAGGTATTACCGTTATATCTTCATTACCATCTGTATTAAATGGCACCCAACTTAAATCATTAATATTTCTTACTTCTGAAGAACTAGTAATTCTATAGAAAACTTTTACAGAAGAAGATGATCTTACATTTTGAGTTAATCTAACATCTAAAGCTGTAGAAGCATTTTCTAAAATAATTGGTCGTGTTACATAAACAGCGGCTGATGATGTTCCTGTAGGACTTGTATCTGCTACAAAGTTTGGTGTATTAGCTGACGTAGGGTTATTTAATCTATTTTGTACAGCAACCATACTCATACGTTTTACATCTAAGACAGGAGATAATTTTGTATTTGTAGTTGTCATTGTTAAATTAACAAATAAAGATTTGCTTCCTGACATCTCATTAGTTTCATTTATAGAACTTGCAACCATCTGAGGTGAAGTAAAGTAAATATTATCGCCAACTGTTACCTGTATTTGATTTGACGGTGAACTTAAACTAAATTGACTTTCAGTTCCGTGTATTGATTTACCACTTGTTGTTCTCATTGAATAAAGAATTTGAGTATCAGAAACAGTTAATGTAGATATATTCAAACAAGATAAATCAAACAATCTATTTTGTGTGGCCGTTATAGTTGCACCTCCAATATCTCCTGTAGATGTGGCCGTGCCAGCTGTTGTAATATCATAACTATCTAAAGTTATATTTGAAATACTTGTATATGTTCCATTTATTGCTGTATGAACAATTCCGTTATATGTACCGGCAACTAACCCACTAATAGTTACGTTATTACTTACACCATGCATTCCGTGGTTTTTGTGGAATACTCTTATTACTCCTGAACCATTTGTTGTTCTTAATGAATTGTTTGGTAAAGTTTTTACAGGAATACTATCATTTACAAGTGTTACTGAACCTATTACATTACTAAATTCTGCACGATTAATTTTAAATTTAATGTCTGTTGTTTGATCTGGCGTCCAAGTAGAACCGTTTTGCGATTTAAAGAATACACCAGCATATGGATTAGCCGATATTGTTCTATTTGAACCTATTTGCGTTTCACCTAATGTGGCCACAAAAGCATTGTAATTATCACAATTACTTAATAAACAAAAACTGTATTCTGTTTTTTCTTGTAAATAAATGGGCGAAGGAAAAGTAAACTTTGTAGCCGTAGTTGCGTCAGCACTAATACTTACTGAACTTGGGTTTAATACAACTTCACCAAATGGTACAATTGTACGTGAAGGATAACCATTTACAACTTCTCTTATTTGTAATGTAACAGGAATGTTTTCATCTTTTGATTGAAAATAACATTCAACGGAAGTTACAAAAACACCACCTGTATCATCAATTAAAAATGTTTGTGCAATAGGGTCAATCCAACCCACAACTTCTGTTGTAGACCTTGTAGATTCTCTTGTAATATTTCTTGTATCGTTTACTGTCTGCCTAGATAATATAGCTTCTCTTGTTGAAACAATTGTATTTTGTACGGTTTCTAAAGAACCTTTAGCAATATAATCTGCTTCGGAAGAAGTTTCAACATCATTCATTGAATTTGTAGATGAACTTGTTAATCTGAATACTCTTTGTCCTGTTCTCCATCTAGGATTAGCGTTATTAGTTGCATCAGGTATAGCAAAAGTTCCTGATACAGCGCCATTAACGTCTGTAACTAAATTACCACTTAATGAGCCACCTGTTGGTGTTACGTAAGGAGTAATATCTATATTATCAAAATAAGGATACACTCTTGTATTAGGTTTCATTCTTGTTGCAGTAAAATTAATTGTTCTACTTCTGATAAACGGAATAAATGCTATGTTTAATACCTTATCACCTAAAGAGGTTCTAACAACTTGAGGAACTAAAGCTGTTCTAATTCCTGATCTAGTTTGTGAAACAGCCTGTGAAGTTGTTGTTGTTACATCTTGTACCCAAGGCCTTCTTCCACCTCCTCCTGCATCTCTTGTGCCACCTCTTTGTATAGTTTCAACCGGTGTGCCTTGCCAAAAATCTTGCCATTCGTTCCATACTGTATCAATTTCTACGCTATCTAAATTAGGGTTTCCTATACCAGCTACCATTGTGTCAAAAGAACCTTGTTCATTTATTAATAAATCAGGAACTCTATTTGTTTCTTTCCATTCATCACCTGGCGGATCAAGCGTAACTGAACCTGCCCAAGTAAATACACTAAAAGGATTTACATTTATAAATCTACTAGCATAAGGTTGTTCAATTATATTTGTTTCTGTGTAAGGTAGTGTAATTAAATCTCCTGTTTTTTGATAGTTAGCTGCTGTTCTATCAGCTGCTAATATTGCTGTGCCATCATCATCTGCTTCAATTAATTGTACAGATTCAGAATTAAACATAGGTCTAGCAAAACCGCCTGACATATCCATAGCAACTTTGTAATCTAAATTTCCAGTATCACCAACACCGTGTCCTGTAAAATTATCTACGATAAATCCGTTTTTAAATCTATCAAAACCTTCAGCGTCTTGTATTTGTAAAGATTGTGCTTGTGTTTCTAATAAAGATAATTGTGTATAGTACTCTACATTTTCAATTCTTTTTTCTAAACGGCCAATATCTCTCATAGTATATCTTCTATTATCTTGTTCTCTAATTTCTAAGTCTGTAGTATCAAAAGTATAAGGCCTTAAAGATATAGTATATAAATGCATAGCATTTTCAAGTCCTTTAGGAACTTGAGGTATTAAAGAACTTGCACCCTTAACTACTTTAAAATTACCATCTTTATCTAAAAATATTTTATCTATTCTAGCTAGATAGTATTCAAAATCTGTAGAAATGTCTGAATTGAACTGTACAACATCTATAGTAGATGCGCCTGTTGCAATAGCACTTGGTGATGATTGAAAAAATCTATCTTGTGTTGCGCTTGTAACAGTTGAAACGTCAGCAACTCTAGGTCTAAAATCTAAACAATCTCTTAATTTGTATACTTTACCAGAGGTATCTGATGTGTATGAAGGTATATCTACGTAAGGTATACTTGAATAAGAGTCAACATCAAAATAATCTCCTGAACCGTGAGAGTAATAATCAAAATCAATTAACAATCTTCCTGTAGGAACAATTGCACCTGTTTTTAATTTAATCCTACCTATATCATAAAAATTATCTCTTTGACCATTATCTAAAGTAAACCTTGAAGTAATATTTGTATTTGCAGTTGTAGCTGCAGTTGAAAAATTAGCAGACATATAAATGTTATTAATAGCAACAATATCTGCTTTTTGTAAACTTATAATACCTGATTCAATTAATGTTTGAGATGAAATTGCGATAGTAGAATTTGCATTTAACGTTTTTGTTTTTGAATCGGTTGTTGTTCTATTTACCGTAGCTAATATTTTAATTTTTGCGTTTGAGTAATTTGTACCAAAATCAAGTGTAAGTGTTTTATTTGGAGGAGAAACACCTAAAGTAAATATGGCATTACCTAAATGGTTATTTCCGCTTAAACTTAAAACATCACCATTAGCGCCCGCTGTTGCGGAACCTATTATCATAATAGAAACAGAATAATCTTTTTCAGTTAAAGAACTAAATGTTTCGTTTGTACCCGCTGTAATTGTTGCGGTACCTGAAGATAATGTTGCTACGAATTGTTTTCTTACTTTAAAACTAGTATCAGAAATTCCTGAATTTGCCGTAGTTTTTAAAGTTTTAATAACTTTATAAGGCAATTCAAATATTGATACATTTTTATTAGAACCTTGTAATATAGTTCTTCTTCTAATTGCAACCGTTTTAGTAGAAACATCCGAAACACCAACTGCTGTTAATAATTGTAAACTTGTATCTGAGGAAATAGATTCTACTATTCTAGTAATTATAGTTCCTGCATCCGTAGTAAACTGAATAGAATCACCTATTCTTAACTCGGTTAAAAATAAAGTGCCGAATCCTGTAACTGATGTTCCACTATTTGCAATAGATAAAGAACCGAATATTGGATAATTTTCTCCGTAAGTAGAATTAAGTATAGTGTCTGCTGTGTATGTTGGCGTTCCTGCCATACCAATTTGTTTAACTTGTGAAAAATCAAAACTTTGAACTCCTTTAAATCCGTATCTTTCATTTTGTATAACTGCTGTTGCAGCTGAAGTAGCACCTGTAATTGTTTCTCCTTCAATAAATGTACCTGTTACATTATTTAAAACTGTAACACCATGTGCAGCCGTAGGCGCTGAAGCAAAAGTAGTTACGTTAATTGCTGTATCACCATTAGTATTAAATAATTCAAAAGTATTTGTTGTAGGATTTTTAACAGTGAATACTGTGCCGTTTGTATAAGGAACAGTACTGATAGCAAAAGAACCTCCTGTAAAAGTGATTTGCATTCCTTCTTTAAATGAGTGTGCGTTTAATGTTACAACTCCAGGACTTGCAACTGAAATACTTGAAACTGCTGCTGATTTTGTACTAGATATAGATTGAACGTAACCAAAAGCTCCTGATGTGCCACCTGTTATTTTTTCTCCATTAGTAAAAGCCGGTGCTGTTTTTACATTTAAATGTGTAAACATTTCTACATCAAATAAAAAATGTTTATAAACTGCACTTGTTAATGCTGAACTAGAAAATATGTTTGCACTGGCCGTTCCGTTGTTTAATTCAAAGCCTCTTGACTTAGCACGACCAATTTGTGGCACTGTAACACCTACTGTAGATTGTTCTGTACCTCTAGTAACTGTGGCCGTATCGTATAAATTTATTCCTTTAAATGCTTCTACTTCACCAGAAACAAATCCCATATCAGGTGTACCAAATACGTTTGTAACATTTACAAAATTTTCTACGTCAAATCTAGTGCTAAAATTACTTTCGCCATCAAAATCTCTTGCTTTATCAGCGTCTAAAAAAATAGTACTTAAAGTTTCAACTTCGTAACCTTTGATATATGCTTTTCCAGGACCCATACCATATGCAAGTTTTGCTTCATCACCAATGTTTGTAGGTGGAGCTAAATATATACCTCTATTATTTTCGGCAGTGTTAAGTATATGTTCTCTTACATCTAATTGAAAATTTCTTACTGTGTAATCACCTGATTCATCATATGTTCTTCGTGCAAAAGTATCCTCTAAAACTGCATATTCGGTTGAACGAACTTGATTTTGTCTAATACCTGTTTTTAATCTTAATAACTCTATGAAACTATTATCAGCGGATGAAGTTAACGTTCTTTTTGCAAGAATTAAATCTATTTTAAATCTATGAGCTCCTGGTGCATTTACGTTTGATGAACCTTGAGCATTGTCAACTAAACTAGTATCACTAGTAGAAGTAACAAAAGATTCTTCAACTGTTAAACCTATTCTATAGCTTGGTGTGTTTGTATATTTGTCAAGTATTAATGTTTGTTCTAATACTGAAACATGAAAACCATTTATGTAATAAACTCCTGCAGCTATACTAGCAGCAGAACCAGTTGCTGTTGAATTTACCACAGCAGTTGCTAAAACTGTTGCAGCACCTATTGTTCTGGCCTGTATTGTTTCACCATTAGTAAAAGCAAAAGATGTATTATTTGTTCCTGTTTTATTATATTTTACATATAAAGTATCTGGATCTGTACCGTCTGTTACAACAGCATTAACACAAATACCTTTAACACCTGATGTAACACCTGTTAATTCTTTACCAATATATTCGGCAACTGTAGCAAATGTTTTAGATGTTAATTTAACAGCATAGTAATTTAAATCAAAAGAAATTTCTCCAGGAATAATCATAGCACCTTTTTCAAAAAGATGATCCGATACTCTTTCAATTTGATTTTGAAGAATTGTCTGTGATTGTGTTAACTCTCTGGCCTGTACTGCGAATGCTGGTCTAAAAAGAACTCTATGGAATTTCTTTGACTCAGCGTAGTCATCAAAGTAAGGTGAGAGGTTAAAGTCTGTTGGACTTGGCATAAATCTCCCTAAAACTCAATTATTAATTTAATATTTTCAGTTTGGTCTGAAGCTCTCGTTATTGGTGCTCGATTTTCAATATATAAAACATCGCCTTTATGTCTATCTAATTCTGTATCCTTATAACCACTTGTAAATGTAATTTGGTCAGCAGTTTCACTCGCTGTTGCACTTGGCGTTCCTGTAGCACCTGAAGTTTGACCTGTAATAACATTTACTCCTGAAAATGCCGTTCTATTTCCGTTGTTATCTAATCCTTCATCATTAAATCTTGTTTGTATGTAATGTAAAATTCTATTTGCAGCGTCCCATTCAACAACTTTACCTACAGCACCTGTTGTTGCTTGAGTAATTTTTTCATCAACTGTAAAAGTTCCTGGTGTAGGAGAAGCAGCAAATCTCACTGCTTTTGTTCCTCTTAATGTTGTAGCAGTAGCTGCTACACCGCCTGAAAGTGGATTTCTGATTAAAACAATTCTTCTAAAATCATTATCTGCTGTAAAGTCACCTGTGTTTGTAGATTCTGTTCCTTCTAAACTTACATTTAACATTACAAAGAAACCACCTAATTCTGATACAGCATTAAAACCGTGGCCGCCTTTTGGAGAAATAATTACATCTATTTCTGAACCTGTTAAACTTGTTCCACCAGCAGAAACTATATCGGCATTTCTTACATATGCAATTGTATAACCTGAACCAGCATTCGTAACTGATACTGCTGTTACAACACCTCCTGATACTGTAGCAGAAATTGTTCCGCCTGTACCATCTCCTCTTATTGGAATACTTGTAAATGTTCCGTTTGTACCACCTGAACCGGCAGATTTAATTTTTACATTACCTATTGAACCGTCAACAGCAGCAGTTGAAACTGTAGAATTTGTTGTTACAGCCATAAAATCTGTTGATAAAAAATTTGTTTGTTGAGTTGCTGTTAAAGTGTACATATATTTCCACTTATAACCATCAGCAGTTGTTAAAATAGATGTAGATGTTCCTGTTGGTTCAGAAGTTGACAATGCATTATTATTATTATCTAAACATTTATAAACGTTTCTTGCTGTAGTTAATACATAGAACGTTGCATCAAATAAAGTTGTTGCACCACTGTTTGCTGTTTGTGTTGTTGTTGTGCCTGTAATTCGATTACCATAGTCGTGTCTGTAATAATCATAAACTGTGTTTACTGTCCAGTTTCTTCTTGGTATTGCGAATGATGTATCTGAAGTTGTAATTCTTTTAACAGCCAATAAATCATCAAAAGTATTAAATTCTTCTATAACACTATCTGCTGGTGTAATTGCAGCTGAATCTGTGCCTTGGTTTTCTGTTCTTAAATCACCTCTTGTTTGTGTAGCAAATGCTTGAGGTCTACCAATACCTAGGTAATATACTTCTGGTGAGGCTTCTGAAAACGACTCGCTAAATTGTTCAGCGTTGTTGATTCTAAACTTATTTGTTATAATTGCTGGCATATTCTTTATTTTCTTTTGTTATATTTATACGACATTTTTATAAGTACCTTACTATAATAGCTGCAGCAGCTCCTGGTGCTGTTGCAAAAGTTAATGTTGTTCCTGATATAGTATAATCTGTTGTGGGTCTTAAACAAGAACCGTTAACAAAAACCAATAAATCATTTACGTTTCTACCACTATTGATTGTTAATGTTGTAGTTGCACCATCTCCTGTGGCCGTTTCTGTTATATTTCCTATAACTATTTTGCCTGCCATTGATGAATGGTTTTGACATACATAATATATTGTTGTATTTGTATTTGAAGGAACTTCGTAGTATAAAATACCACTCACTTTAAGTAGAGCAGAAGCGCCAGTTGTTATCGCACCTGTTAATGATACGTGAGTTAAACCTGTTGAGTAAGCATCACCTAAACTGTACATTCCTGAAACTGTTTGTAAATGAAAAGGATGGCCACTAACATTATTTAATCTAAATGCATATGTTTGTCCTGGTCTGAAATATAAAGTAGGATTGTTTCCTGAATAGTGTGAGTTAAATTGATATGCAGCTGAACCTGAAGCTGTTACATCAATTAATGCGGCCGTTTTAATTAAATCTCCTGTGCCTGGTACAAATTTACCACTTGCACTTACCCAAACTAAACCTTGTTGGTCTGATGGAGCTTGTGTATTTAAATCAACGTCTGAAAATAAATTAATACTAGAGTTTTCAGTAGCAATCTCGTTCCAACCACCACTGTCAGAAAAAAATGCTTTAGAAGTACCCGTTGTAGTTGCAAACATACCAGCATAATTTGTAGCATTAGGTAATGCACCTGAATTTGCAAAGTTAAATCTTAATTTATTTCCTGAACTTGTTAAATCAATTGTGTTTGCTGAACCTGTTAAAGAAAGGCCAGCAACTGAAGTTGTTGTTCCTCCTAATGATGTTGAAGTTGAACCTAATGTTATAGTTGAATTTGCTAATTGTGCATTTGATACACCACCTGATTTAATTGTAACATCTCCAGTTGAAACTGCAAAACTAGCAGTATTAAATGTAGCAACACCTGCATTTGAAGAAGTTGCTAACTCGGAAGCTATAGTTATAGAACTTGATCCAACAATAGTGTTTATTCCTTCGCCTGCTAAAAATTCTAATTTACCACCTAATGCTGTTGAATTTACTGTTGATGATTCATCAGAAAATTGTATAAAAGCATTTTGTATATTAGCGTTTGTAATACCAGCCGTACCACTTAAATTTGCATTTGTAAGGCCTGATATTGTGTTTGTACTTGCCGATATAGATTTATTTGTTAAAATATCTGTTGAAGTTTCAGTAAGAACATTATTATCTAAATTGATTATAATAGTGTCGCCTCCGCTTACTGACGTGGTAATACCAGCGTTACTTTTTATTTTTAAAGTACCGCCTAACGAAATTGATATTGCTGATGATGAGTCATCTCTTATACTGAAACTTGAATTTGTTAAAGAACCATTAGCAATGTTAGATAAAGTATTATTTGAACCACTGATGGTTTTACTTTGTAAAGTAGATATACTTGTTGTTGTAAGTAAAGAAGTTTGGCCTGCTAATAAATTTAATTCTGTAGGTGTAGCTGTAAGTGTAATTGTTGTACCATTACCAATGGCCGTATAAATTTCATTAAAGTTATCATTAATAATTGTACCGCCGGTACGTAGATTTGAACCTGTTCCGTCGTTTGGTACTGTACCTATGTTAATTGTTTGTTTAGCCATTGATTATCTTTTACTATATTTATACATATATTATGGTGTTGTATCATCAAACTTTTGAACATTACTATCAAAGAAAGTTAATAAGTTATCAAAAGAATTATCAGGAGTTACTTGTATTATTTCACTAGGCATTGTTAATTTTGTTTTAATTACTCTACCTAGTTGAGTTGAACAAAATAATAAAGTATTGTCTTGTCCATCAAAAGATGTTCTTGTACCAAAAGTAAGGTTATTATTTAATTCAGCTATCGAATAATTTGTTCCTGCTTGTCTAACAAACGTTCTTAATGCTTCTCTATTAATTGTGCCATATCTTGGTCCTGCGTAAGCATATCCTTGTGAAATTGTAATTGGAAATAAACTAACATTAACAAATATTCCTTTTACTCTCGACACAATAGATAAATCTATTGATGGTCTAAATAAAGTTAAATCTCTTGTATTAGGAGTAAAATGCTCTATTGTTGCTGGATTTAAATCCACAGGCACGCCTAATTTAGCATTTGTTCTTAATGTTGTACCATCAGTAGTAGTACCTAATCTTCTACCAAATATTGTTCCAAATAAAGTATTGAGTACAGACATTATAGGTTGTTCAGATACACCTGATACTTGTCCAATAATTGGAAATCTTATTCTAGCATTAATTTGTGACTGTATTCTAACTTCATTAGCTAAATAAAATCCTGCTGTATGCATTGTTTTTTTAAAGTTGCCACGCCAATCATTAATAGAACGTGCAACTCTAATTAAATAAGAAAAATCTTGATAGAGTAAACTGTCTTGTATTTTCATTGTGTTTTCAGATAATTTTCCATCTTCATTTACATAAACACCATCAGTATCTCTCACCGCACCTACTGTAATTGTAGCAGCTGCTGAATTTACTTTCGCAACTGTAGCTGTTGCATTAGAAGTATTACCGGTGATTGTAGAATTTTCTGTAAATGTTCCTGTTACATTTTTTAATACTAATAAACCAGTACTATTATTAAAACTTACAATTTTACCTGTTGCTGAAGTGCTGCTAGTTACGGTCTCGTCTAATATAAACGTTCCTGTTTTATTTTTTAAAATTAAATTTTTAAAGAATGTTAAAGTAGGTGAAGGAGCAGTTTCATATTCAGCGCCAGGTTCTATTACCGATAATTCTAAAACTTGACCTATATTATTACTGTAAGATTTTAATAAACCATTTAATCCAGTTGTTGTAGAAATTGTAACAACAGGAAGACTTGTATAACTTTTACCTAAATCATATAAAAATATGTCTGTAATATCTCCTAAATCTGTTCCTAATTCTTGAACCATTACACTACCCTCATATGAATCTCCTACACCTGTTGCATCTTCTAAAATAATACGATCACCTGAATTATCTTCATTTGATATTCCTCCATTAACAATAGAAATAAATCCTGCTGCTCCGGCACCATTTGTGTTTGCATTATTAAAAATCAATTCATCACCAATAGAATAGTTTAATCCTGGATTATCAATTATTATTTCTGTGATATTACCTGAACCTATACTTTTAATTTGAATTAAAGCATCAAAGCCTCCACCAGTTATCGTAACGGGTAAATTTTCACTATATAATGCACCAGAGTTTGTAATTGTTAATGTTGTAGGTATACCTGTAATTTCAGATTTAACAATATTATCGTCATCATCAGTTTTAGTTCCTCTTATTTCTTCACTAGGTAAAAAAGTTCCTGATAATGTGTCAGGATTTAAGATGCTCTCAGAAATTACATGGCCTCCTATAATAAATTTTTTAACACTTTCTATATACGCTTTCGCTTGTGAAGTTTGACCTGTTATTTCACGACCTATTAAATCGTTTAAATCTCCTGAAAAATCTATAGATCTTAAAATTTTATTTGTTGTAAATTTACCATCTGATATTCTTAACATCTGTTCACGTGGATATATTGTTTCTGATATTTCGTTAAATAATAATTTAAAAAAAACTTCGTGTCCTGATCTAGTACCTTTTTGTTTATATAATGATTTTACATTCTTAATTAAATTTCTTTTATTTACATTAACATCTAAAGTTTCAGGTAATGTATTTAAAAATTCATTTCTAAAGTTACTTAAAAAATTAGATATAACTTTATCAGGATCTCTAAAATTTAATAACTCTTGTATATTGTTTACTGGATTTGGTTTGTAATTACCAATTATGGCGCTTGCATTAGAAGATAACCCTAAAATTGTTTCGCCTTGAATAAATTTATCTTGTGCAACAATAAACAATCTGTTGTTATCTAAATCTTCTGATAATATTGTAGATATTGCTTTAGAAGTCTGGCCTTTAATTGTTTCACCTTTTGTAAATTTACCAAAAGCTGAACTTTCTAAAATTAATTTATCTTCTTCATCTATGAGCGTTCTATCTGAACCAATACTTGTACCATCTAATAGTAATTTATTTTGTTGATTAGTTTCAGTTTCTAATTGAATACCATCAGTCGTTTCAATAGAAGTAACCGATAATTCGGCAGCCTCCATAAAAGTATAATAGGTTTCTAAAAATTTTAAAAATTTAGGATGATCGTCAAGTACAAAGTCTGGTACTTGTGAACCTATAAGGTTTGAAAGTTTATCTTTAAATGTAGCCATAATAATTAATAGCTAGTGATAGTTGTATATCCTATTCCAGCGTCAGATGCTCCGTCCAAAAAACTATCGGCTTGCACTGTTACTAAAATATTTTCTATATCAATTTCTATAATTTGATCTCTTACAGGAACAATATCGTTTGAGTTTGGTTTTACTGTTAATTCTATAACTGTAGATGCAGCACCTCTTATATTTTCAACTGTAGTTATATTTAAAGATGTAAGAGTAATCTGTCCTGTTGTGTAACTAATTGTTCCCTGATTATTATTTACATAAGATCTAATACCACTATTTACTTTATATCTTCTTATATTACCTGAACCATCATCATCTAAAAAATAAATATTCGTATTATCGCCGCTCACTTTAAATCCAGATGATTCTAAAATACCACCTTGTGCAGCTGCATATCCTAAAAATGGATTAAATAACGCATTTCTAAAGTATATATCATATCGTATAGATGAATTTAATATAGGTGTAAAATTTTTTCTAATTTTAATAGATGTAATATTTGAAATAATACTTGTATCTGTATTATCAATTAAACTTAATACCTTAGAATGTCTAAAAACTCCATCAAATCTTTGTAATACGTCTATATTATAATTAGATAATGTTTCAATGATATTTGATTTTATTGTATCTGATGTTTTTGAAGTTAATTTTGCATCATACTTGGCATTCGTATTTATTAGTACACTTGTAATTTCAGGATCCACAATTACTGGTCTTACTGAAGCAACGTTGAAAGCTTTTAATGATGATACTATATTTTGTTTAGTAGAAGTTGTTAACGTAGAACCACTGGCCGCTTTGATTGCAATTTTAACTGTACCATAAACAGGAGTTTCATCATCTTCTCCGCCCCAAGCACTGACTGATAGAGCATTAGGATAAATTGATCTTACAATTGTTTCATAATCTGAAGTTGTAACAGCACGATTTTGTGTTGCGTAACCTAGCGGTGCATTGAAACGAATTGACTCTTTAGATTCAGCAGCACTACCACCTTGTGATACGGACTTAGTTGTAACTGTAATATCAGAAAATCCACCGATAGTTGTTGCTAAAGTAAATGTAGATGCTCCATTTGATTCATCTCTATTTGTAACAATGTATTCTAAAATTACTATATTGCCTGTTGAAACGGCCGCACCTAAAACACCATCACCAAAATAAACTTCAAATTTACCATCTTCTACTTCTTGTAAAAAATAAGCTTTAGATGTGTTTGTAATATTACTAAAACCACTCACTAAAGAATAACTGTTTGTAGTTGTATTTGTAGAACTCTCTTGCACTGATACTTTAAGTGTTGTTGTATCAGCATTTGCATTTTGAATTATAAATTTTTGGTCTGGATCTTCCTTATCAACTGTATATCTAAACGTAACTAAAGTGCCTTCGTAAATATCTATATTTGTAAATTTATATACGCCATCTGAGGGTGTAATTATATAATCTTCGTTGGTTAAATATTGATAACTTACTCCTGAAACTGTAGTTGTAAATATTGTACCTTTGTTTAATGTTAAAGTTGAACCTGTTGCATCATTTACTTCAATATCTATATTTGCTGCTGGTGATCTTACTGATGATGGTGTGTAGTTTAACATTTTAGCGATAGACACAATATTTTTTCTTATGTCAGCGCTGTCTAAGTACATTTCGTTTGCTAACATATTAGCATTGAAGCCTAGATAGTGAGTATTGTAAGCAAGTATATCTAAAAGAATAGCAAAACCTGAACCTTCAAAATTATAATCTTGAAATTCTGTTTGACTTTGTAAAAATGTTTTTAAATTTGCTTTTATACTATCAAAATCAAAATCTGATACTTCTAATTTGTTACTTGCCATATTATCTTAATCTTTCTAAAAATGTTTGTACTGTAACCAATTCAGTAGAACCAATAACATAAAAGTAAATACTCAAATCATATGAATTTCTATCAATATCAGGTCTTGCTGACACTTGAACCAATTTAATTCTTGGTTCAAAATTTTGTAACACCTCGTGTACTTTTCTTTGCAGATTCAAAGCAGTTAATGGTGTCATTAATTCAAATAACATCGCTCTTATATTTGAACCTATTTCAGGATGAAAAGGTCTTTCAAAGTGTGATGTATTAATTAAATTTCTTACACTTCTTTTAACAGATTCAACATCTGTTAATTTATTTACATCATTTGTAACCGTATTACGACCAAAATCTAAATCTAAATCTCTATATTGTTTTGTGGCTCTTTTACTTTTGTTTAAAGAACCAGCATCGTAGTTTGGCATATGTATATTTATATTAATTTACTGAAACATTATCAGAACCACTAATAATATCACCACAAGATGCTGAATCACCTTCTCTACACACTCCGATACCATTTACAAATACGTTTGTTGAACCTTCTGACATAGGTGGTGATGGACTATGTGGTGGCAATCCGTGTCCTGCAACTCTATCGCCAATTCTAACAACTCCAAAGCTATTTACAAAAACATTTTCACTTCCTTCAAACGCAACGCCGCCGGCAGCGTCTGTATCTTTACGTGCAACGCCTGGCATTATCTTCCTTGGCCTCTATACTTCTTATAACTTCGTCTTTTGTGTTTATTCATCATAGAAGAGCTCGTATAACCTCTGCCGATACTTGTATATTTCGGTTTTCTATTTGATTTTTTTGTATTTGTGTTACTTGCAGTTTTTTTTGCCATATATTTACTATTTAGTGTGATTCTTTATCAAAAATATTGATTTTTTTTGAAAAAAACACAAGAACAAACGTAGTCCGGCAAAAAATAGTTGTTAAGTTATTGATTTTATTGCTTTATTTCTTTAAAACTATGGCGCTTTTCGCTTGTTTTATTGATTTTTACGTGTTATATTATATGTATATTAACAATTAATAATAATATGACAAAATATAACGTAACTTATACTGTGTACTTTGAGAGTGACATCAAAAACATAGATACGGCTATTATGGCCGACAATGAAGATGATGCAATTAAGTTTTCTAAAAAAAAACTAGAAAAATATCTTGAAAAAAGAAATGATTTTGAAGGTTTTGAACTTGATGATATAAAAGAATACGATACTGTATTTCATTCTGCTAAACTTAACGGTTTTTATGAATACAAACCTGCTTAATATGAATAAAGATGATATAAAAAGTCTATTGGTAGCCGCTGCTATCGTAGCATTTGGTTATGTGTTAATGTTAGGATTTTATTACTTCGCTGATTACATAGGAATATATGAAAGCCTTAGATACTAATTTAAAGTGGTTAGCGACGGCCGTTCTGGTTGTTGCAACTGCAATGACATCACTAAACATTTATCCTTTGGGACCAATACTATATTTAATTGGTGGATTACTTTGGCTAGTGGTAAGTATAATGTGGAAAGAACCTGCATTAATTGTAACCAATCTTACTTTGGCATCTGTCAATGCGATTGGATTAATTTATAATCTAATAATAAAATAATGGAAAAACCAGAAATAAAAGATATTAACTATACAGGCGCCTTTGGTAAATGTTATCTTGTAAAGTACAAAGGCTTTTCTAATGTAATGTTAAAAGAAGAAATTGCTGATTGGTGCGAAGAAGTTGACCAAATAAAAAAAGAATTACAAACTACCGAATCTTAGAACTATTTTCATTTATTATCCAAGGATAATAAAACGCTGTTACCAAATCAATTTGTTTATAGGTAATATTCCAAATACATTCCATCCATTCACGTTCATAATCATATTCTTGGAAGTTACCTGCATTATAGTTATGTAAACTATTTGTTCTGTCTGTGTGCATTTATAATATTATTTATATAAATACTCTTACCAATTAACCAAGGAGTTATAATGGGCAGAAAAAAAATAAAGACTCCTGAAGATATAATTGAAGCTATAAAAGAAAAACAATCTGAAATTGACGATTTATTATACGACCTAGAAGATACTATAAATGTTTCTTCTGATGAAGATATTTCCGACTCTGATGAGGACGAGGAAATAGACGAAACAGACGAAGAATAATAACAATCTATATTTCAGGTGCCTAGTCAACTAGGCACCCTTTGATTTGCAAACAAAGGGTTAAATGAACAATCTATACATAGGCCTATTCATACTTGCCAGTATTATTGCTGGCCTAGGATATATTTACATCTCTATCTTTTGCCAAACAAAACGATATTTAAAAAGACTTAAACAATTAAAAAAACTTAAACTGTTGTCTTTAAAGGGTAGAAGAAAACGTGGCTGGTAGAAAACCAAATTTAAAAACTTTAAAGAAAAAAGCACCAAAGATACCTGACTTTACTTGTCCTGATATAGACCATATTATTAGTTATATAGAAGATAAAGACTTATTAAATCGCACTCAACTGGCCTATTTCAAAAGACGTATGGAAAAACTACGTAATTCTAATGATATACTGCGTGAGGGTGGTATTTACTGGTATGAAGAAATCAAAAAGCTGTTGACAAAATAGTCAAATAGTGATATATTAATAGTATGAGAATATTATTATTGATATTAATGTTTCTACCCTCTTTGGCGCTGGCGAAGGAAGTAGAAATGAAAGTGTATGATTATAAATTAACAAGAGTATTAGATGGTGATACTGTAGGTTTTGAAGCGAAGTTTCTACCAGATCCACTTAAAAAAGAATTACTGATTCGTGTCTATGGTGTTGATACACCAGAAAAAGGACACCGTGCTCAATGTCCACAAGAAAACACAAAAGGTTTAGCTGCAACCGAATTTACAAAGACTACAATTGCGAATGGTAAAAAGATACAGGTTGCCATTGCCACTTGGGATAAGTTTGGTGGTCGTGTATTAGGTGATGTATTAATTGATGGTAAATCATTACGTGTTGCATTAATCAAAAACGGTTATGCAAGAGAATATTACGGTCTTGCAAAAGAGTCGTGGTGTAATTAAATGGAATATTTTTTTGGTTATGTGCTATTGATTGTAGGTGTTTGTGTTATACTTTGGTTCATAGATAAAGTGTTGAGTAATTAATATGTTAGAATTAATATTGAGTACATTATTCTTCGTGGCTGTGATTACAGTAATTGGTCTTTGGATATTAATGTTTAAAGATATACTTCGTAAATGAAGAACATACGTATCATAAAAGAGAATATAGACGTATCAGGTATTGTAAAACAATTAGAACAAAATCCTGAAGATTGGGGTAATGTGGGCCGTATGAAAGGCACCGATCGCCAAGATCCTCATACACGCTTAGTTAAATCAGGCGTACTTCAATTAGTAATGGGAGGTATTTCAAAACCTGGTGAGTTTATTGGTGACACAGAAATATGTGTACCCACTGAAGCCGCTTCAAGACACACCGAGATCCAACGATTCCTGGCCGAAAATAATTTTGGCCGTAGACTAGGCCGTTGTGCTTTTCTTAAAACACCAATTGGTGAAATCACAGGCAAACATATAGACGAAGGTAAATACTACTTAACAAAAGACCGTTATCATTTGAGTATCACAGGCACTTATAGATACAGTGTTTGGGACCACGGTGATTTAGAATTTACAAAAGAAGAAGTGATTATAGAACCAGGTACATTCTTTTGGTTCAACAATAAGAAGAACCATATGGCCGAGAATATAGGAAATTGTGAGAGAATTGCTTTTATCTTTGATGTGCCAATGTCACCAACAAATCCCTAAGAAAAAGACTCACCACATCCACAAGTAGATGTTGCATTAGGATTTTTTATTTCTAAGCTTGAACCAGATATACTTTCAACGTAATCAATAGACATACCAAATAATTTAAACGCACTATAACTATCTATACTTAGATTATAACCTTCTTTAATTTGAATCAATGTATCACTTTCATTAAGGTCTTCCGTTTTTGGAAATGACCAGTCGTATTTGAAACCTGCACAACCACCACCTTTGGCCTGTAATAGAACATGATTTCTTTTTGATTTGTCCATAATAGACACAAGATATTTAATTGCGTTATCCGTCAGTGTGATTGGTGATTTGTCCATATAATTATTTATAATTATATACTTAATATACTTGCATTAAAACTCAAAGCAATCCGTTCTTCCGATTGATTGATTGTATTACCTGAACTGTGTGAAAGCCAACTTGGAAATATTATACAAGAACCAGTTTTAGGTTTCATTGCTGTGTATTCAGCATTATATTCACTCTCACCTTTTCTACTACTAAATCCAACAAACGGATTTGGATTTGAAAAAGCTATAGAACTACTTTGTTCATCCACATTTAAATAGATTACACCAGAGATACTATTGCCTGGATGTTTATGTGGTAATAAAGAACTTCCTTTTTTCTGAAAATTAATCCAAGAGTTAGTTAATTGTACAGGCGCCAAACCAGCCTTATGTAAATAACCATTTATTATTGTATATAATTCATTTTCTATATTCTCACACCCTTTTACATGATTCTGTATATTCGTTAGAATGGTATCATCCAGACCGTGATTTGAAACTGCATCGCCAGTCAACGCACCATGTGGCTTGTATTTTTTTGTTCGTGCAAATTCAATTATAGAGATACACTGACTCTTCGTTAAAAAATTCTCTACATAGTTTATCAATGTAGGAAATATAGAAAAATCTTTAATGTTATAAATCATATTTTATATATAAAGAATTTACCACAATAGAAACAAACGGCTTTTACCTGACCATCCTTATGTTCCTTACATGTATAATAAACTAAAGGATGAGTTGCCTCTTGTTGCACTTCGTCATAACCATCACAAGAGACCTGCTCGTCTTTTGTGTACACCACCGTTTTCATTGATTTCTGCCTAGATACACCATCAAACCAAACACCACAATTAACACAGCTACCCAGATTAACGGTTCCATTTTATATATAACCGTAATATAAACAAAACAAATAGGTGGCCAGTGAAGTACCACCAATCCATAGTATATCAGACCATATTGCTTTTTTATTCCATTGCTTCATACTACCACTATATATCAAACCTGGAAAGATGTCAAGCTCTCCAGGAAATTTTTACGCTCTTTAGATTTATTTACGCCAATAAGTTTTACGTAATTTCATCACGTTTCTATTGTATTGCACAGAAGTCAATGCCAGAGCTGACAACCATGGCAACAAAATCAATAACCAATTAGGTGCTGTGCCGAACCAAAAATTTAAAAAAGGTTCTTTAATCAACATCTGCACTGACACCACAAACAGCACAAAACTGCCCACGTACACCGAACCTGGATAACGATCTATGATACGAT